CCTCTACACGACTCAATCGCTACAGCATCATCAGCTTCTTCCCCTTCCGTCACCACTGCACCTAGACGGATCAGATGCTCCCGTAACGCATCATAGTGCTTAGGCTTAACAAAGTCTTTTCTGTTCCCTTTGTACGGCACTGTCACAGCGATGTCGTTACGGAAGTTTGTCTTCCCAGTGATCCAAGCCTTGTAGTCTTCACACTGCAAGGAAATGTACACCATGTCCGTGAGCCACTCGGTCAGCCTATTCTTTGCTGTCTGCTCAGTGGCGTCTTCGCAAGAAAACCCGATGCGATAAACCAGCACGTCAGCGTCCAGCAAAGCAACTTTAGGCGGCTCAGTATTCATTACAGTACCAGATCCTCTTCTTCAAGAGCACGATCAGGGTTGTACTCTTTCAGTTCAGTGACAATCAGTTTCTTGATCGAAGGTGCCGCGCCGTGCATGCTGGACATCTTGTGGCGATAGGACGACACCAGTGCAATCACCTTCGTGCCGTTTCCAATCTTCTCCGTAGGGATGCCTTTACCTTCTTGGTCAACAAACTCAAACTTGTACAGGCTCTTACCGGTGATATGCTTACCGGGGATCTCCTTGTCTTTAATCTTGATGCCAAGGCCCTTCAGAGCCTCACAGGCGGCCTCGGACAGGTTGCCGAGGGTACAGGCGTATTTCTTGTTATCGGGGTCAAACTTCGTGTTGTAGTTATACAGGTCATACGCGAAGAAGATTTCGGCATTAATACGCACAGGTTTCAGATCACTCATTTTGGTTCCTTTTGTTACTAGATGTTAATGACGGTTACGATACTCCGTCTTAGCTGCCGCCCGGTTACGGGCTTTACCAGTTTATCTTTCTGGCGCTAACGATCAAGCTGATTGGTGCCCCAGGTCTGGATTGAACAGACGACCTACCGCTTACAAGGCGGTTGCTCTGCCACTGAGCTACAAGGGCGTGGCCGAGAACTATCAAGGTATTCTAACACTACTAAAAGTATTGAGTCACTTGATCTATACATCGCTAGCTTATCTCGATGCTGTTACAGCTTGCTAGTTCATCTCAGGAGCTACCTGAGCATCTTACTTGGTGAGAGAGGAGGGATTTGAACCCTCACGCCTTGCGGCGGCGGATTTTAAGTCCGCTACGTCTACCGATTCCGTCACACTCTCAATACAATTATTATAGCACAGTTTTCAGTGAATGGAAGCTACTTCGACATCTTTCTCTAAAATTTTCTGCAAGCCTTCAAGAGCAGCAGCAAGAATCACATACGTCTCCTCCAGTGAGATCGCTTCAAAGCCAAACACTTGCAGGGTGTTGTCCTTGACTTGAATCAGGATCTCGACATCTACTTCATCACTACTCAGTGGGTTTGTTTCCATGTCTTCCCTATCTTGTATTCGCCGCCTAGAGGACAGCGTAGCTTAAAATACTCACCTGCTTCAATGATGCTTTGGCGAGCAGCTTGTCCCACTTCTTCTGCAATCTCTGGCTTTGTCTCAAACTGAAATTCATCATGCACATTAGCCACCAGCTTTACGGGCCACTTGTTCTTCTGAATCTTCATATAAAACAAGACCAGCGCCTTCTTCATCACAATAGCGCCAGCCCCTTGCAGGAGCGAATTGAGCGCAGCATGTTCTGACCGCACCCAAATCTTACGGCCATCAAGCCCGGGTACAAAACCCTTGTCCGCATACTTGGCAACTTTATCTCGTAGACTCTTGAGGGCGGGAGTCGCTTTAAGGAAGGAGTCAATGAGTCGTTGTCCCTCCTTGGCCGAGCCACCAACAATAGAACCGATCTTGGCCGGCCCCGCTCCATAGAGAAACCCGTAAATAAAGGTTTTTGCTTGGTCGCGTGTTTGGAGACCTGCCGCTTTCTGGTTCTTCGTATGGACATCCGTTCCGTCTTTCGACGATCCCGAAACGACTGTTTTGACATATTCAGCATCCTGCATGTAATGGGCTAACATTCTCAACTCAAGGCCGCTAGCGTCACATCCGACAAGCACATTACCTTCTTCGACAGTCCAGCATTCTCGACACTCGTGGCCATAAACACTGCCCGCGTTAGGGATCTGTGCCATGTTAGGCCCCGAATGGGTCATCCTGCCAGTAACCGCGCCATTGGTAATCACTTTACCGTGTACCCTGCCGTCTTTCCCTACAGCGTCGATCCAACTCTCAATCTGAGCTACTCGCTTCTGGAGAAGGAAATACTCGGCAATCATGTCAGCTTCTGGAATACCGGTGCCTGCAAGCGTCTGTTCGTCTACCTGCGGCTGCCCAGTTTCCGTAAACTTAGTCGGCTTCCAGCCTAGCTCTTGGAGTTTTTCTCCGACTTGCTTTCGGCTGCCGGGGTTGAACACAACCACGGAATCCTTGAGGCGCTTTCCGGTTTTTTCTGAGATCCGCTCCACGGTGTAGGGAGGCCACCGCTGTTGCATTGCCTCATAAATTCCTGCCATTTTTGACTTGATGTCAGTAAGTAACACGGTTGCATATGGCACATCCAATTTGAATCCGTTGTCTTCTTGCTCAGAGATAATCCGAGCAACCTGATGTTCCAGCTTTACCGACTCATCAGAAAAGCCGTGCTTCTCTTTCAGAGCCTGTAGGTGCCAGTACAGTTCTTTTAGAACCAGTACGTCACCCTCGCAGTAGAAGTCCAGTAGGCTCGGAATCGGTTTATCGTAGCATTCTCCAGGGTATGCTTCGACACGATCATTCATCCACTCCCAGATCTTCCTGTAGGGAGTCTTCTTGACCCCCAGTGCTTCGCCCCAGCTTTCGAGCGAGTGCCCGCTCTCTCTGCTCGGCTCTAGCAACCTTGACAGAATCAACGTATCGCTCGTCTTCTTCAACTCTATCGAAATGTTCCACGATTTCCTCAAGACTGGACCATCGAACCCAATTATATTGTGGCCGCAAATCAACGTACTTGCCTTTACGAACTCCCTTAGGGGATCGGCTCTGTTCCATGTTTTAATTTCTCCTGTATCCAGATCAATCGTTTTCACAGTCCAGATCTTAGTGTGTGTAAGATCTGTCTCAATGTCAATTCCGATTCGCATTTAAATACTCAATTGCAGCTTCTATATAAGAGATATTGTCTCTGAAGTGTCCAAGCCCTGCATTGCAATTATGACACAATAACGCCCTTACTTTTCCGGAAGCATGGCAATGATCAACAACGAAATAACCGTGCTTACTTTTTGGATCATTACCCCCACAAATAGCGCAAACATTATTTTGTGCACTCAACATCTTATTATAGTCTTCTTTTGAAAGATTATAACGAGACTTTAATCCACGTTCACGCTGATCTTGAGTACTACGATACTTTTTTGTCTGTTTACTGCAACACTCTTTACATAAGTTATGAAGTTTATCGCAAGTGTTTGAATTTTTCTGAAAAGAAGAGAAACTCTTTCTAACAAAGCATTCAGGGCAAGTCTTCTTCTGCTCCTGTATGTCTAGTGCTATTTGTTCCACCGTACGTCGGTTTCGATAATTTTTCTTGTTCATATTTATCTTTTAGGGTTTCATATTCGTGAATTAAGGTATGGTACTTGTCTTGAAGCTCATAATACCTTGTTTCAAGCTCCATCGTCTTATGGATTAGCGTTTCCACATCAATCATAGCGGCTCCAGTGCCTCCTCAAGCGGGACTTCATTCAAAATACCAGTATCTTTATTATACCACAGACCAAACTTCTCTGCCGTAGCCCTGCCAGTGAAACGGTCTTTCAATACGCGAAACGTGGTGGTCTGCCTACGAATCGGGTCTTCATCCTGTTTATTACGCTCAAGACCAAACATGTAGTGTGCCCATCGTGCAATAGCCCGCGAACCAGTAAAGTGTTTCTCCATGACTCGTCCACCTTCTTCGTGCGGCTTTCCTTCAGGTGTAGTCAGGTGACTGATGAAGTGAATAATCAATCCATCAGCCTGAGCAAGTGAGGCCATGTCTGCCATGATGCCATCCAATGCTCGTCGCTCATCTGCTTCGTTTGCACTCAATGCAGTAAGGTGATCCAGATAGATGTGTTTGATGTCATAAGCCTTAGCAAAGTACTTGATGATGCTTTTCACACTAGACCACGACATTGCACCAAAGTGCTCCATCATAAAGAGTTGATTACGAGCATCAAGACGGTCAATGCTAGCAACGTAGTCGTCACGCGACCAATCAGCGTCAGGAATGTGATACAACCTTTTATCCAGCTTACCGGCAACCCTTTGTGCTGTTTCCACGACATTCTGCTCAAGGTAGATAACCCCCACCTTCTCGTTGAGAACATCAATGTCGTAAGCAATCTGTTGCGTAAATACGTCAGTCTTACCCACGCCGACGCCAGCACCGAAAGCATATAGTTCACCTTTTCTACGGCCATACGTCAGCTTAGTCAGGGTATCGAAGCACCACGGAACCCCAGGCTCAGGAGGTACAAGCAATCGCTCTTTAATGTCACTAACTGTAACAATGCCTTCAGGGCGGTAGGCTTCTGCCTTCCACCATGCGTTAACGAACTCTTTGCCAGCGCCTTGCACCAGATAGTCACATGCGTCCTTATACCCAGGCAGGTGCTTAACGATCTTGGCCTTGTTCCCAAAGATCTCTGCTACTTCAGCAGCAGCCTTCCGGCCAGGGTCGTCAGCGTCGAAGCAGATAACGATACTCTCGAAAGAGTCTAGGTACTCAAACTGAGCTTTACAGTCCTTAGCCGCGCTAGAAGCACCGTTCTTGATCGATACCACAGCCCATTGAGAGCCTGTCATCTGATAGGCCGCCATTGCGTCTAGCTCGCCCTCAGTGATGGTAATGTACTTACCGCCAGGGAGGTTCAGGTTTTGTCCGAATAGCGTAGCTTTCTTATTGTCTCCAGCAAAGCTAAAAGACTTGTCAGACACATAGCGAGTCTTCTTAGCAATCAGTTTACCATCCTTATCATAGTAAGGATATTGATGGACTGACGCATCAGAGGTCACGCCATAGTGGGCGCAGGTATCTGCAGAGATCCCCCGATCAGGGATACTCTTACAATAACCGCTAATCTCCACGGTAGGTACTCTAGGAGCTACAGCATCTCGCATTACGATTCGTTCTTCCGTCTGCATTTCGTTTTCGTATGTATCGCAGGCAAAACAATATGTATGCCCATCATCATAAAGAGCAGCCCCGTCAGAGCTACCACAGTGGTCACAACCGATATGCCTCAGAAACTTAGCTTCGGCTTTCAATTCTTTCTACCTCCGTCCAGGCTGCAAAATAGTGTCTGTTTCCTCGCGGATCAGTCACAGGCGCGTACATACCATCAACATGAGTGTATTTGTATTCTACACCTTGCATCCCTTCTTCAGAGTCAGGAGGAATAGCGGGGTCTTCCTTCAAAATGAAATAATCTCCTCTATTAAGTTCATACAGCTTCACGAATTCTTCTCCTTGAGCTTGGCTTCGATGGCGCGGGCAAACCAGTTATATGTCGATGCTGTGGAGTCGCTGATCTTTGTGCAATTGTCGATCTCCTCCTCCGTCAGCTCCTGCCATTCACGGCGCTGTGGCGGCTTCGGCCCTGGGATTGTCGGCTTCTTCATGGACTTCACACCATCGGCAAAGCCCGCGTCGTAACCCGCCTCGTAGTGCGCCTGCTCCTCGGGATATGGCCCCGTCCATCCGGCCACCGGCCTCTGCTCCCATTCACGGCGCGGCGGGGTGGTGTAGAGGGGTTCGCACTCGTCGCTCCACTTGACTCGGCTCACCATGTCAGGATGCGGATGTTTGGGCAACCACCACGCCACCGGCTCCTGCTCCGGCTGCTCTTGGCGCGGCGGGGTGGCAAGATGCTTCTGCCATTCCTGCACTTGTGCATCGTTGATGCTCAGGCTTCGCATCTGTGCAAAGTCTTTGATTGCGTCAGCCGCTGGCGCGGCATCGTCAGAGCTTGAAAGTACAAGGCGCTCGCGTCGAGTAGTCAGCCAACCCATGAAGTCAAACAGCGCACCCGCCACGATGGAGTGCGCCACCGGCTCCTGCACCGGCTCATAGTCCAGCCCCAACTCGCGGGCGTTCTCGGCCATGCGGTCGAGTGAAGTGCAGTCGCAGTCCCGCGACGGGATTTTCAGAAGGGCGCAATCAATAGAGTGCTCAGGCTGCTTCAGCCTCTCGCGCAGGGCGGTGATGGCTTGTTCAACATCGTGCTGCTCATTGGCAAAGTCGAACCCGACTTCCTCATAGCACTCGGCCATTCCATACTTTGCGTACTCCAGCGCCTCCAGCACCATCTGCATTAGTTCGCGGTCGGTCATGATGTCTTCCTTCCGTTTTCGTATTCTTCCCGTCTGTCCATCGAGTGGTGAATCCAGACAAGCGGCTCCTCTTCATCCTGCGTCGGGTGGCACCAGCAGGTCTTGCTGGCTTCGTGATCTCGCAAGTCGTTGATAGGTAGAACGTGAGTGGTATCGCGGTCAGAACTCATGGGTCAGCCCTCCAAACGTAGCAATCTGCTTCAACTGCCAGTACAGGCTAGCTGCACCCCCTCCCCCTCTAGGATTCAGCCACTCATCCCGCGCATACAGATACACAAACTGCCAGTGCATCGCGGCCTCAAAGTCCCCAAGCTCCACAAACTCCCACATGTCATACAGCGCCCAAGCCATCACAGACTCCAGCTCCAGGCGCTTCATTGCTGCTTCGTATGCGTTCATTTCAAAAACTCTTTCACATCTTCATACACGCCGTTCTTTGCGGGGTTGTCAGATTCGAACTTAGTCCACCCGGCGTAGCGCATCTCGTTCTCGCAGCGTTCAAGCAGTTCACGCGCTCGGTCTCGCTCTTTTGCCAGATCGGACATAACCTCGATCACGGCTTGCTCGTGCTTCATCAGAATGGCGCGGATCATCTCCATCGGCGTTTCAATCATGGCGGTGGCGGCAGCTTTGACCTTCTCGTGCTCAGTCTTGGCCTTAAGGACAGCCTCTTGGTGTAGTTTGCTCAGTGATTTCATTTCGGCTCCGTTGGTGGTAGGTGTTCAAGGTGATTCTGGAGTTTCCACCCCATCGCATCGGCGTATCCTCGCTCGTACTCCTTGCGTAGCAGTTCCTCGGGGTCCCACGGTAGCGGTGTGCCAGCGTGTTTGTAGGCTTCATTGCGCCACATGGCGGCGCTGAGCTTGTGTCGCTCGCAGTGAGGGCATTGCGAGGAAGGAAGTCCGCGCCTCTTTTGATTCATGTTGTGGTCCCCACTCATGACGCGTACCCCGTCACAATGACATGGTTCTTTGCTTCCTCCAGTGCGCCGATCAGGGCGAGGCGGTCCTCGACTTTGGAGCACTTGATTTTGAACTGCCCGGTGCCACGGTGAAACATCAGCACGATCACCGCATCGGGCTCCTCGTCTACCGCCTCGTTTAGCGTTGCCTTGGCGGCCACCTTGTACTTGTCGAATGTCAGTGATTTCAGCTTGCTCATTTCACCCTCACAATCGGTTTGATCCTGCACGAGTGGTGCAGGACGGACTCCTTGTCGCTGCCGTCCCTGCGGACGGTGTACTTGTAGCCGCCAAGGGCGCTCGGGCCTGCGCTCACCAGCTTGTACCGCTCACCAGTGCGCAGCAGGTAGAAGCTCATCCCCACGGGCAGCAGACGCAGCGTCATGGGTCGGCGGTTCAGGGCTTGGTGAAGTTGGTTGGTCATGCTGCTTCCTCGTAAGTCTGTTCAAAAATATCGGGCTTGCAGGGGTAGTGTTCGCCCTTTACGCCGGTGATGATCCAGTCACCGGGGCACACTTCGTGGTCGCCTTCCAGCGTCTTGATGATCCCGCGATCCCAAGGGTCGTAGTCCGGGTACCCCTCGGCTTTCGTGACTGCCCGCCCAAAAGGGAACTGCTCCACCGCAGGATGGTCTCCCATCTTGAACCACTGCGTGGCCTCAATGACCACGGGCTTCTTGCGGAACTTCATGCTGCACCCCCATGCTTGATGATGTCTTCGCGGGTCATTTGCGGGCCTCCTGAATTTCTTGAAGCCATGCAGCAGGCACCCACTTCTTTCCGGCAAACAAGCCGAGGCGCACCTCTATGTTGTAACGCGGCCATGTTGGGCTATCAGCGTACTCGGTGAAGCGTCCGGTGGGAGTGACAATTTTGAAGTTGCCGAACCCGTCGTGCATAAGCAACTCCTTTTGCACCATGCGGATGATCGCATCTCTGTTAATCATTGCAGGGCCCCTCATCTTTGTCAATCC